CAAAACTAGCAAACGCCAATGACGCTTTTGCCTACGCTCGCAAGGCTGCCTAAACAGCAGTAGCGAACCGAGTGGCCGACCAGCTTGGGAACAGAATTGGTCGGAAGGACACCGTCGTTTAAGCCGTCACGAGCGGGTGACTCCGGGAGGCAACCGGAACCTAAACCCCTTGCCGGGTAAGAGCAGGGTGAACAGCAGAGCGGCAGAAAGCATCTTGACGTGCTGGGGGGTTCCCGGCAAAGGTCGGTGCCGTTTGGTGAGAAACCAAACCCGCGCTGCTGTTTTCCATGGATCGGCCACGGGGTAACGCCGTTGGTTGCTCCCGAAGGATGGACCTGTACGGCCAGAGGAAAGTCGTGTTGGAAGCATGGGCCACTCATTGGATTGGCACCTGGCCTCCTGCGGCCGTGGAGAAGTGCCAACAGCAACACGAAAGGCGGTTGAACTACCTAAAAGCATCTTCGGACTGACGCCGACCGAAGCAGCCGCCTACCGTGTTGGAATTGCAGTAGCGGTACCAGCAGTGAAGCCGCTCCGGGCCAGTCACGGAGATATACTGGAGAACCGGGACCGGCGAGCGCCTGCCTAGTGGTGCGCCATGCGTCCATAGCTCCAACTGGTAGAGCAACTGCCTTCCAAGCAGTGTGTTGTCGGTTCGAGTCCGACTGGCCGCTCCAGTTTTTTGCGCTGATAGCTCAATTGGATAGAGCAACTGAATTCTAGTCAGTGGGTTGAGGGTTCGAGTCCTTCTCGGCGCGCCATATGAAGATTGTTAATTTACGCCCAGCATCCTAGCCGGATGGTCTGGGCTTTTTGCTTTTCAGCATGGAGAACAGAATGTCTTATACCATTGAAATTACCGTTGATGACGAAAACAAAATCAGTGTTTCCGTAGAGTCTGGCGCCTATGAGGCGATGGAGGAAGATGGTGTCCAAAAGGCTATAGCTGGACAAGCGTCGGGGCAGCCTATGGCCGAACAAGAAGAGTCCGGCGAGCCGTCTGGAGAATACCCGGCAGAAGGAGATGTGGCGCCGGAGAAGTCTGAATCAACGCCCGTGCCAAACATCAAAGAGGCCTTGGCCCTCGTTCTCGACATTTACCGCAATGGCGGCCAAGTTTCTGATGTTGTTGCGGCTAGCGACAATAGCTCGTTTGATGAGGGGTTCGGAAAACCGCCGGCAAAGCAAAAAGGGATGTAACGCCATGACCAGCATCCAAGCTCACGTTTATGGGTTATGCAAGATGGCCGCATCCCACGACTGGGAACACTACATCAGCACTCTCCAAGAAGATGATCCTAAGCACATTGTGGATAAGGCCTTGTGGTACGCAAAGCTAGGCCGATATATCCGTACTGGTGAATATCATGCCTAAAGCTAAGGTAGCTGCGAAGAGGCCCGCGGTAAAGGTTCCTAGTGCTGCCGAGCGAATCGAGTCTTTTGGCGCAGATGCTGTTTTTGAGATGATCGCTGATTGCCATCCTCTCCGAGTAATTGGAGAAGAGATCGGCGTGTCTAAGACGGCGTTGCTTGTGTGGTTGAGTAGCCGGCAAGACCAATACGCGGGCGCGATGGCTGCCAGAGCAGAGACTTTGGCTGATGATATTTTGGCAATCTCAGACGACAGCGCCAAAGATACTTACACGGACGCGGATGGAAACGTTAGAACAGATCATGAGGTAGTTGCCCGTTCTCGACTGCGTGTAGATGCTCGTAAATGGCTGGCCGGGAAGATGGCGCCGAAGAAGTACGGTGAACGTCTTAACCTTGATGCTGAGGTAACCGTTGCTGAATTAACTCCAGAAGAGCGGGCATCTCGTATTGCTGCTCTTACCGCAAAGCTTAACAAGCAAAATGCTAACGGCGGCTGAAGAAAACGAACTTCTCCGGCTCCTTGAGTCAGAGGTTGCATACAAGGCGCGGCGCAGCATTTTTAAGTATTACCCTGAAGAGGGACCTCTTCGCCGTGAGTTATACAAGAAGCATCAGGAGTTTTTCGCGGCAGGCGCTAAGTATCGTGAGCGGTGTGCTCTTTGTGGTAATCGTGTAGGAAAGACAGAGGGAATGGGCGGGTATGAAACCGCCCTGCATTTGTCTGGACTGTATGACGAGGTAGCGCCGTGGTGGGTAGGTCGTCGTTTCGATCAGCCAATTAGGCTTTGGGCGGCCGGGAAAACAAACGAGACGACGCGAGACATCGTACAGACAAAGCTGTTCGGCGAGGTTCTTGGTTCAGGACCGACTAAGAGGGTCAGCGGAACAGGCCTGATTCCCGGCGACTTGATCGAAGAAATAACGTGGAAGGCTGGCGTACCGAACCTTATTGACACCGCCCAGATACGGCACAAGTCTGGCGGTCTTTCGATTATCGGTCTCAAGTCTTACCAGCAGGGGCGTGGTGCTTTTGAGGGAACCGAGCAGGACGTTATATGGCTTGATGAAGAGCCGCCGCTTGATGTTTATGGCGAGTGTCTAATCCGTACAGCGACGACTCAGGGGATGATTTACATTACCTTTACTCCTCTTGAGGGGATGAGTGAGGTAGTGATGCAGTTCTTGCCAGGGCAGTCGAAGGAGAAAGGCGTTGCCTGAGGTTAGCCCAAGCAAATACCTTGTCACGGCAGGTTGGCGTGACGTCCCTCATCTCGACGAGAAGACGATACAAGAGCTTCTTGCCGCAACTCCTGAGCATCTTCGTAAGGGTCGGAAGGAACGCCTGCCCTTGGGTCTGGCGCAATCTTCCCGATTGCAGAAGAGCTTGTTTCGTGCGCCCCGTTTCGCATCCCTGACCACTGGCCGCAGATCATCGGCATTGACTTCGGATGGGATCACCCTACGGCAGCGGCAAATATTGCGTGGGATCGCGATATGGATGTCGTCTATATCACGGCCGTCTATAAGAGGGCAGAGGCTACGCCATCAATCCACGCCCTGTCTATCAAGCCGTGGGGCGCGTGGAAGCCAGTAGCGTGGCCGCATGACGGATTGCAGCACGACAAGGGCAGCGGCGAGCCTTTGGCAGATCAGTACCGTAAGCAGGGAATGAACATGCTGCGAGAAAAGGCAACGCACAAGGACGGCGGAAATGGCGTAGAGGCCGGCCTGATGGAAATGCTAGACCGAATGGAAACAGGGCGCCTTAAGGTGTTCTGCACTTGTGCAGACTGGTTTGCAGAGATGCGCCTATATCACCGCAAAGATGGCGTTGTTGTTAAAAAGTTCGATGACGCCATCAGCGCATCAAGGTACGCAATCATGATGCTCAGATTTTCCACAGTAGGAGCTAGACGAGACGAACCGGTTGTTAGCCGGTTCAATCCAGTTTCTCGCGGCATGGGCGCTTTGGGTTGATTTTGGAGATATGAAAATGGAAAGAAATTTGAATGGCGAAGAAGTTTATGTTTGCTTTGACGATGGTACGGAATCTGAAATCATCGCTTCAGACGTTGATGACGGGATTATTGACCGCGACGACGAAAGCGACGAAGTAATGCCTGTGTGGAATGCCGTTGCTCAGCGATGGGTGTATCCAGGTGAAGATGTCAGGGAAGAGGGTTAAGAGATGGCTACGGTAACTCCAACGGTTTCAGTTCCGACGATTGACGGAGACTCTGACGGGTCAGTAAAGCTGATTAAATGGACGCCTCTTGCCAATGGCGATGACGGTTCTCCGGTATCGTTCCCAACGTTCTCAGAGCGGTCTATCCAGTTGTCTGGCACGTTCGGTTCAGGTGGTTCTGTTAGCGTCATGGGAAGTAACGACGGTACAACATGGGCAGCGCTTGGATCGGCAATTACTTCGGCAGGAATCCGACAGGTTGCAGAAACAACGCTATACCTTAAGCCGTCGGTAACAGCAGGCGATGGAACAACGTCGATTACTGTTTCGTTGCTCATCCGCCGACGCAACCCGATGCGGACATAACCGACTATGGCACATAACGCATCGTTGCGCCTTAGCCAAGATGATTTGTCAATGCTTAGAGAGGCGCTAGAGGCTCGCCAACAGATGCACTCGGAGCAGGTGGATTCGCTTACTGATGGTTTGCTTGCCAAGCGGAAAGATGCAATTCAGGCCCGCAAAGAATCTGGCATTGAGGAGGCGTGGCTAAGGGCGGAAGAGGCTTATGCCGGTATAGATGATGCAAATCGAGGCGAGTTTGCTGGTGCGCGTTGGATCAAGGCGCTATCCATCAATGCGCCTTTGACTGCTGAGACCGGGCGTAACCGAGACAGCACGCAATCGACGGTGTTCGTGCCGATTACTGCCAGGTATGTTGATGCATCGTCAGCCCGCATTGCAGAGATCATCCTACCGATTGATGGCAAGAGCTTTTCGTTTTCTGCAACTCCTGTTGCAGAGTTGATCAAGAGCGTATCGAACAAGCCAAGCAAGCCAAAGCAACCAAACCAACAACAGCAGCAAGGCCAGCCCCAAGGGCAGACGGCTCCTCCGGCAGAAGACGTTGCTCCGTCTGTCGAAGAAGTTGCCAAAGAGCTACAGATTCTTGCAGACGAGGACGCGTCACGCGCTGAGAAGCGTGTTTTTGACTGGATGGTAGAGTCTGGGTATCAGGCAGAGGCTAGAAAGGTTATTGATGATGCTGCTCGGATTGGTGTCGGAATATTCAAGGGCCCAATCCCGGTAGAGAAGTGCTATATCGCAAACACAGAAGTTGGCGGGGAGATGGTTAAAGCCATTATCCCGGGTAGCGTATGGTGCGATCCTTGGAATGTTTATCCAGACCCTGCTTGTGGCGAAGATATCCGAAATGCAGCATGGGTTTGGGAAGAAGATAAGTTGTCCGAAAAGTCCTTGCTTGATCTGAAAGGACAGCCCGGTTATCTGTCAGACAAGATTGATCTGGCTATTCAGCGTGGCCCTAAATTCAGCGCCAGCGATGATAGTCAAGACAGCCAGCGTCGCCCGGGCGACAACAAGCATCGATACTCGGTATGGTATTTCCACGGCTTGGCTAAGCATGAAGACCTTGTTGCCACTTGCGCCCCTGGTATTGATGAGATGGGCGAAGATCAGTCGCATAAATACGCAACATTTACTATCGTCAATGATTTGGTAATTAGGGCGGTTATTTCACCAAGCCAGAAAACGCATCCGTACAACTCTATGTCGTGGCGCCGCCGTGCTGGCCTATGGGCTGGCGTAGGGGTGGCAGAGTCAATTGACGCTTCGCAACGTATTGTCAATGCCGCTACGCGCCGTATGCTTACCAATGCCGGCATGTCGTCTGGGGTGCAGATCGTCATTGACCGCGGCGCTATTTATCCGGCTGATGGAAGTTGGACGATTACGCCTGACAAGATTTGGTTCAAGCGCGAAGACTCTACGATCCCTGACGTTCGCGCTGCTTTCACGATTGCAGAGGTTCCAGCCGCACAGGCGGAGCTTTCTGCAATCATTCAATACGGTATGAGACTTGCCGAAGAATCGGCTGGCCTTCCACTTGTCGCTCAGGGGCAGACAGGAGAATCGACTCCTAACACCTATGGCGCAGCGGCTTTGCAAAACAACAATGCAAACACTTTGCTGCGATCAATTGGGCGGCGTTTCGATGACTGCATTACTGAGCCCAAGGCCCGTGCTTATTACGAGTGGTTGCTGCTTGATCCGGATGTTCCTGACAACGAAAAAGGGGATATTACGATCAACGCGCAAGGCTCTTCGGCGCTTGTTGAGCGAAGCATTCAGGAGCAGTCTATTTCGCAAATGGGCGCACTGGTAGGGAATCCTCAGTTCAGGATTGATCCTGCAAAATGGTTTGAAGAGATGTGCCGGTCGAAGTTCATCAACCCCAGCCGCCTGCAATACTCTGATGCCGAATGGGAAAAGGTGCAGGCCGGGATGCAGCCGCAACCGCCAGTTCAAGTTGCCGTTGCTCAGATTCGCGAGCAAGGACAAACACAGCGCATGCAAATGGAGATACAAGCGTCTCAAGCTGAGAAGACTGCGGACATCAAGGCTGGTCAGTTATTGCAGTCAAACGAGCTTCAGGCGAACCAGCAGTCAGATTTGCTATCTGCTCAAACCGCGAAAGAAGGGTTTGCAGCAGAGCAAGATCGTCATGTCATGCTTACACAAGCAGAGTCTCAGCGTAACCAGATTCAGTACATCGCTCGACTTGAAGAACTGAAGCTTGAACGAGAACTTGCAGTGATGAAGTACGCCAACGAGCAGAAGATTACACTCGACGAAGCCAAGACCAAGCTTGCCGATACGGCAATGAGACTGAATGTCGAAAAAGAACTTGCCTCAGCTGCAAACATGATAGACCTTAACCAACGAGGACAGACGATGCAGCCACCGGTTCAAATACCTGGAAGAGCGCGAGACGGTCATGCGTTTGATCAAACATGACTGACGAATTTTCGCTAAACGATGCCGAGCGCAATAGCTTGCTTTGGGTAAAGCTTGAGCGCCATTTTGAAGAGCGGTTGCAGATTCTTCGGCAGCGCAACGATAACCATATGACAGACCAAGAGCGATATGACTTGGTTGGTCAAATCAGGCAGGTAAAGGGATTTATTGCCCTCGGCAAGGATCCTGAGAGTATTTAGTTTCTGCTGATTAACGTCAGCAAATCCCCGGCCCCACGTCTGTGGCACCGGGAAAGTATGCAGCCCACGGGAAACCGCCGGCTGTGATTGCCCGCCTTGAGCGGGCTTTTTGTTTTGCGGAGCAATGATGGGAATTGAGAGAGAAGAAGACGCGTTTGATTCTGGTTTTGATGAATCTGCTCAGGTAGTCGTGCCCACGGAAACGCCGGCCATTGCCAAGGAAGATGAACAGAAGCCAGCAGTCGATTCCGCACCAGCAGAACCGGCCGTTGAATATGCTCAGATCACCAAGGAGCAGCTAGACCAGTTGCTGAATAGCACGGCGCAGCTTGATACGTTGCGAACCGGGCTAGAGAAGCAGTTTGGTACAGCCTTCGGAAAGATCGGAGGTATTGAGCGGAAGCTTAGCGAGATAGCTGCGATCCGGCAGGAGACAGAAGGCGGAACATCAGAGATAACAGCGGAAGACTTTGGCGACCTTGCTGAAGACTTTCCTGACCTCGTTACCGGAATGGTACAGGCACTTAATAAAGCGCGTCCAAAGCAACAGGCACCGGCACCAAACGAAGCCCCGGCCAATGTTCCGCAAGTGGATATTGACCGGCTTATTGGTGAGCGGATTGGTGCAAAGGAAACGGAGCTTACACAACGCTTCGAGCAACGAATCCTATCTACTCAGCACCCCGACTGGCAGCAAGTAAGGGCTACTCCAGAGTTTCAAACATGGGTCAAGGCGCTTCCACAAACGGAGCAAGACCAGCTAGCAAATAGCTGGGATGCATCGTATGTGGCTCAGGCGCTAACCAAGTTCAAAGACTCGCAGAAGCCAAAGACTGCTCCGCCAGCAAAGCCATCCGCACGGCAACAAATCGTCGCAGCAGCAGTTTCCCCGCGAGGTGATAGCAGGCCATCTGCTCCACCGGGGGATGACCCATTCGATGCCGGGTTTTCCGGCTAATAATCAAGGAGCAGTAAATGGCAACGCAAACATACCTCTTAACCCCTGCGCGGATTGACAAGTTCAAGGGTCAAATCCTCAAGCACTCGGTGCCTGTTGAAGTTCTGGCGCGAACCGGACGGCAAGTCGATATGCCGCAGAATTCCAGCCAGACCATCATCCAGCGTCGCTGGCTTCCGTTCGGCGCTACGGCCAGCAATCCAAACCAGTTCTTCCAAAACGGTGCCGGAGACCGAGGTACGAACTTTGCCAATCAGCATCTGACGCAAGAAGGCGTTACGCCGAATCCTGACAACATCACGCCGCAAGACGTGTCGGCTGTCGTGCAGCAATATTCGATCTTGTACGGCGTTACCGACAAGACAACCGACCTGTACGAGGACGACATCCCCAAGGCCATGATCGAGCAAGTCGGGGAACGTCTTGGCCTCGTCAATGAGATGATCATCTACGGCCAGTTGCGTTCTTGTACCAATCAGTTTTACGGTGGTTCTGGTACAAGCCGATCTACCGTCAATGGATTCTTGACGCTGCAACTTGTTCGAAAGATCGTCAAGTCGTTGAAGGCAAACCACGGCAGGACGATCACCATCGTTCTTTCGGCCAGCAACAAGATCGGCACTGAATCTGTTTCTAGTGGCTTCCTTGTGTTCTGTCACACCGACCTTGAACCGGACATCCGCGACCTTCCCGGCTTCACGCCGACAGAGCGCTACGCATCTGGAACGCCAATGCCGAACGAGGTTGGCAAGGTTGAGAATCTTCGCTTCATTACTTCGCCAGACCTTCCTTCGATTCAGGACGCTGGCGCAGCGATTGGCGCAACAGGCGGCATCTCGACAAGTGGCACGTATGTCGACGTATATCCGTTCATCGTCACAGCCGATGATGCTTGGTCCCAGATCGCCATTCGCGGCAAGAAGGTGCTGGACCCGACATACATCAAGCCAGGTGAAAAGTCAAAGTCCGATCCGCTGGGTCAGCGCGGCTACATTGGCGTTAGCTGGTGGCAGGCTGCTCTGGTTGAGAATAACGGTTGGATGGCTGTCGGCAACGTGGCAGCCAAGGCCCTCTAATGAGTAAGGCCGGGTAATCTTCCCGGCCACTCAATATCACAGGAGACGTTCCAATGCTTGGATCAATTTCGCAATTTCTCAATGCCATTCCTTTCCGCCAGGTTGCTGAAGGGTTGCGCATTCCTTTCAACTCAATCGCTGCTGGGTGTTCTACGCAATGCCTGACAAGCGCCGGCTTGGTTATTACCGCAACGTCTGGGAAAAAGACGCCGAAGACGGGGGCAAGTATTACCTATGGCTCTGTGCTTGGCTCTCTTGTTTCCATCGCTTCCGGTACTGATACCGCCGCTTTGGCGGGCACGGTGACAAATGCCAAGTTCAACGTGTATTGCTTTTACGTCGATGGTGCAGGCGCTCTGACATCGGCAATGGGTACAGAAGGGGCGACCTTGGCTGCTGTAAAGTTCCCTCCTACGCCAGACCCTACCACCTCGCCAAAGGCTTTGTACGGCTTCATCATCATCAACCCAACTGGAACCGGTAACTTCGTCGGCGGAACAACTGCGATCGACGATGCAACTGTTGTTCCGAACACCGTGTATATCAACGTGGTCGGCGACTTCGACCCGAACATCCAACTTTAAGGAGCCTACAAATGGCCGATATGTTTCTTGGTTCTTTTCCGAACCTGACCACAACCAAAGCGGGACTGTCTGCTGGTACGACAACCACCATCTCGACAGCCAATACCATCATCTACTCCATCGGTCACAAGCCGTATATCAAGACGGCGATCACCAATGGCGCAACGCCGACAACTGACATCACTACGGGCAAAGCTTTCGTTGGCCTGACGGCAAACAACGGCACGGTGTTCGTGTTTGGACTTGATGCGTCTGGAAATCTTGCAGTAGCCCAAGGCCCTGTTAATGCGCTTGACGCTGCCGGCAAGTTCATCGTTGCGCCGCAGTTCCCTGAGCTTCCCGATACTGTTGCTCCGTTTGCATACCTTGTAGCTCTGGGCGCATCAAACCTGTCTGGAACATGGACGTTTGGTAGCTCGAATCTGTCCAGCGTTACCGGCATGACCTACAACTTCCAAGACGTTTTGCCAGTCCTGCCGATGCGTCCGCAAGTGTCGTAACCGTGTAGATTTCGAGGGGCTTCGGCCCCTCTCTTTGAATTATTGATTTCATGTAAAGGCCAATAAAATGAGCGAATCCATCGAAGCAGCAAACCGCCCAGTCATCAGCGTTCGCAAGAAACGAGAAGTACATAGTGGAGATGTTGAGATGCCGTCTATTCCTTCCACGTCGCTAGATGGGTCTGGAATCCTTGAGGCGCGTGGCGAGGACATCGTTCTGTCTGGTGAAGAAAGTCTGAATGCAGACTATCAGGCAGAGCTTGCTTTCAATGAAGAAGTTCTGACGATTCGCCTTGAGCGCTCGGCGGACAAGTTCGCACCACAGTTCATTGACGTTTATTGCAACGGAGTAGCCGAGTGGATTCCGGTAGGAAAACCGCACAAGGTGAAGCGAAAGTTTGTCGAGGTTCTTGCCCTATCCAAGCCCGATGAAATCCAGACCGAAGTCATCGAGCGGATGAATCAAGACCCACAGAATCTGGTGCATCACAGCATTAGCTGCAAGTACCCGTTCTCTGTTATCAGCGATCCGAACCCTAACGGATCTGAGTGGCTTACCCGCCTGCTGAACAACCGCTGACATGAACTACATCCAACTTGTGCAGCGCCTCGCAGTAGAGGCGAATTCATCCGGCGCGTCGCCGGTTACTGTAGTTGGTCAAACGGGGGAGTATTCCAGGTTCGTCAATTGGATTTCTACGGCATGGGTTGATATTCAAAACCTGCACAATGATTGGGAGTGGTTGCGCAAAAGCGTTAGCTTTTCGACCGCAACAGGTAAAGCCACATACTCGCCTGATGCGGATATTCTTCTCACTGATTTTGCCAGTTGGAAGATTGATTCTTTCCGTATCTATCCGACATCGGTAGGGTTTGGAGGTGAGCGATTCTTGACCAAGAAGGGATACAACGCATGGCGAGACTTGTACCAGTTCAATAACTTCAGAACGACATACAGCCCGCCGATTGAGATTGCTGTTGCTCCCGACAAAAGTCTTTGCCTTGGCCCAACTCCTGACGCAACCGGATATACCGTTGTCGGCGAATACTTTGCCAATCCAGTAAGCCTTACTGACGATTCAGATGTTCCGGCGATGCCGTCAAGGTTTCACATGATCATCGTCTATCGTGCGTTGCAAATGTACGCTTACTACGAGTCTGCCCCAGAAGTGATGGCCCGGGCAAACTTCGAGTATGCGCGCCTTGTTTCTCAGATCGAGCAAGATCAAATGCCGATTGCTCAGGCAGGAATGGCACTGGCGTAATGGCTAATAACGGACTCCCTGCAATCAGGACTGAGGTATTCCAGCTATCTGGTGGCCTTGATCTTGTCAGCCCAGCGTTAGCGCTGGCCCCAGGAAATTTGATTGATGCTGTCAATTTCGAGCCAGACATCAACGGCGGTTATCGTCGGATGTACGGTATGGAGCGACTAGATGGCCGGCCGTCTCCAACTGATGCAAACTATTACGGAATGGCGGTGTCTCTGTCGGGGGCTGTTTCTGCTGGCGATACGATAACCGGCGCTGTTTCTGGCGCTACTGCGGTTGTTGTTCTTGTAAACGGAACAACAAGCCTTGTAGTCGTCAAAGTAGTTGGACTATTCACCACCGAGGCCATTAGCGTATCTGGTACGACTGTTGGCACTGTATCGTCGACAGGTCTTAACAATGCGACTACGCCGCAACTGCATGCCGCTTACAAGCGGTTGGCGGCCAATAACTACCGCGCCGACATCAAAAAGCCTGCCGGGTCTGGACCTATTCTTGGCGCATGGTATTACGGCGGAAAGAGGTACTGCTTCCGCAACAACGCCGGAGGAACAAAGGCGATCATGTTTGCCGAGTCGGCCAGCGGATGGCAGGCGCTTTCGTTTGGTCGAGAGATTCTATTCTCGTCGGCCGTTGGTCAGATCAATGAAGGCGACACGGTAACTGGCGGAACATCTGGGGCTACTGGCGTTGTTAAGCGGGCTCTCCTACGTACTGGAACATGGACTTCTTCCGGGGTTGGATCGCTTGTTTTCGATACGGTTACCGGAACATTCCAGAATGGCGAAGCGTTGAAAGTGGCGACGGTAACAAAAGCCACTTCATCATCAGCCGATACCGCCATCTCTCTTCTTCCAAGCGGAAGATTTGAGTTCGTCAATACCAACTTCAGCGGAACAACAGCGACAAACCGGATGTACTTCGCGGACGGTGTAAATCATCTATGCGAGTTTGACGGAACAAGGCTGGTTCCGATCCGGACAGGAATTGGTAACGATACGCCAAAATATGTGGCCGGCTGGAAGAACATGCTTGTCTGTGCCGTGTCGTCATCTGTTCAGCTTTCTGGAATCGGACAGCCCTATAGCTGGACGGCGCTAACCGGAGCAGCAGAACTGGCGTTAGGCTCTGACTGTACCGGGTTACTTCCCCAGCTTGGCGATCAGAACAGCGGCGCAATGGCGATCTTCACAGCCAGCCAAACGTTCATCCTGTACGGTAACAGCACGGCAGACTTCCGTCTTGTGCTCAATTCACCTGACGCTGGCAACCAGCCATACTGCTGCCAGAACATTGGCTATGCCTACTACCTTGACACAAAAGGTGTAGTGCAGATCAACTCTACCAGAAGCTTTGGCAATTTCGAGATGAGCACGCTGACCAGAAAGGTTCAGCCAATCATCGACAAGCACCGAGGGGCAGCAGTGGCTAGTTGCATTGTGCGATCAACGAACCAGTACCGAGTTTTCTTCAACGATGGAACAGGGATCATCCTGTACATGCAGAGAGGACAAACACAGCAAACCATTTACGGAGAGCAGACAGCGGACGGAGTCGGGGCAATCATGTTCTTCGACTACGGTTCATGGCTTGGAACTGGCCGATATTTCAACACCGTTGTTTCGTATGTCGATTCGTCAGGTGTTGAGCACGTGATGGCATCTGGTTCTGACGGCTATGTCTATGAGCTTGATCGCGGGACGAGTATTGACGGCGAGAATATGCAGTCTCACATGCTGCTTGCGTTCAACTCAAGTAAGTCACCGAGACTTCGTAAGCGATACAAGAGAATGGT